CGATACACGTACGCCGGTTATCGTGACAGCACAGAGGCTTGCTCCGGACGACTTCTGCGGATATCTGTTGGATACAGAGGGAACAATCGAAGAAGGGGGAGTATGGGATGTTGTGAGATTCTCGGCCATCGTAGACGAGGGATTGCCTACTGAACACGCGTTATGGGAATCCCGCTTCCCCTTAAAAGAATTGAAGGTATATCGGGATGCGGATGAATTTACTTTCAACACGCAATACATGCAAGACCCCAAGCCAGCCGAAGGTCTGATGTATCGGGAGTTCAAAACATATGAAATAATACCTTATGCGAGTGACTCTATGCGTAAAGCCTATGTGGATACAGCAGATACCGGCGACGATTACCTGTGTGCCATTTGTTATGTAGAGCAGCCTGAAGGGAACTATGTGATCGACGTGCTTTATACAAAAAAACCTATGGAGTACACGGAACCCGCGACCGCCGAAATGCTTTCTAAACATCGGATAGAAGTAGCTAATATTGAAAGTAATAACGGGGGACGTGGCTTTGCCCGGAATGTAGAAAGACAATGTCGCCTGATGGGGAATAGTAAGACCCGTATTTCGTGGTTCGCTCAGACTGAGAATAAACAAGTACGGATATTCACGAAGTCGGCTGATGTGAATAATATCACCTATTTCCCCTCCGGATGGGATCGAAGGTGGCCGGAATTTTATCGAGCCATAACAGGATACACGAAAGAAGGAAAGAATGCTCACGACGATGCGCCGGATGCGCTGACCGGCACTGCGGAATTCAGGGAAAATTATAAGGCTCCCAAAAGTTACGAAGGATATTTTTAATTACTGATAATCCTGCGTAGATGCAGGACACCAAAACCGACGAAACGACATGAAAACATTGGAGGAAATACTCGCCCTCCCTTCGGAGGCTGAAAAAATTAATTATCTCAAGTATCGCCGCACGCCTTTGCCTGATGTGCAGGCTCTTTATAATGATTGGGACCCTGACAAACATGAAGTCATGGACGAAAACATTCGTCCCGACAACAAGGTAATCGTAGAAGAATCACGACAAGATCCTAAAACGGGTAAAACAATCCCCCCTACTTACAAAAAAGACGACATTAACCCCACAAACCGCATCACGCTACCGTTGGAGCAGGATATTACGAACATCCATACGGCTTGGCTCGTAGGCAATGATCCTAAAATTAACTGTAAGCCGAACAACGACCAAGAAAAGGCTCTTTTATCTATTGTAAACAGCGTCACCCGGAAGAATAAAATGCGCTATGTAAACAAGCGTCTTGTCCGTTCATGGTTTTCCGAGACTGAGGCTGTGGAATATTGGTATGTGGTCAAGGACGAAGGATTTTGGCGGAAAATACTCGAACAAGTCAAAAAGACCTTCGGAGGAACCGTAATTCCCAAATTCAAACTTAGATGTACCATATGGTCGCCATTCAAAGGAGATAAATTATACCCGTTTTTCGATGACACCGGCGACTATCTTGCATTGAGCCGTGAATACTCGGTGAAAGATATTGACGGCACGGAAACCCTGTTTTTTATGACCGTAACCGATGATAAAGTGTATAAATGGCGCATGGATGCAGATTGGGTAAAGGTTAGTGAATTTAGACATGGGTTCGATAAAAATCCTACAATTTACTCGTGGCGTTCAAAACCGCTTTGTCATAACATTAAGCCCATTCGGGAACGATTAGAACGACTTATGTCGAACTTTGCGGACTGCATTGATCGTTGTTTTTTCCCATATTTAATACTCGAAGGCGAAATACATGGCACTCCGCAACAGTCAGGCAAAAATCGTCTCATAAAAATCACCAATGGGGGTAAAGTGTATTATTTGAACTGGGATCAAGCAAGCGACGCTGTACGCCTGGAACTGGACGGTCTATGGAATAAGGCCTATCAACTTACTAACACGCCGCAACTTTCCCTTGAAGCCTTAAAGGGGCTGGGTGATGTCCCGTCCGGCCGTGCTTTCCAGTTTCTTTTTATGGGTACAAACCTTGCAATTGACAATCACGCAGAGGTTATCGGCGAGCATATCCAGCGGCGATACAACTTCCTTGTATCCGCTATCGGCTCGCTCAATGCGGAATATATGCAAGCCTCACAGACTATTGACATCGAAACAGAGATACAGCCTTTCACTATTGACGACATGGCTGAGAAAATCAAGAATGCGACCGATGCCTGTGGGATGCCTGTCGCATCACTTAAAACGGGGGTTGCGTTGGTGGGGCTTGTTGACAATGTTGACGATGAAGTAAGGCAGATAGAGGAAGAACGGGCGGCTAAATCCATGAACAACATTATAGAGCCATCATTTTAAACTTTAAGATTTGACACGCGATAAATTCGACCATCAAAAGTGGGAAAAAGAGCACAAGGATCATATTGCTGAATATGTTGGCAATATCGACGCTCTCTATGGTATTGCGGCGGTCGAATTATTGCAATTAGGCGCAAAATACGATTACAATCCGGAACAAGGGAAATTATTCTCCTTCTCGTCGTCAAAACAGTCGAGCAAAAATGCGAATGCTATTCTGACGAACTTTAAATCGCAGTTGTACGGAATCATCACAGGGGGCATTGCTTCCGAATGGGCGTTCGCAAACACCAAGAATGACGAATGGGTTCTATCTCTTACAGACTCCCCTAAAAAGGCTTATCTCCAGCACAACCAACAGGCTTTAGCGGCTTTCAGAAGGCAAAAGTTTTACGGGCACACCTTGTCGGATAGGGTCTGGAAATACACAACTCAATTCAAAGAGCAGATCGAACTAACTCTGTCGGTAGGTTTGAGCGAAGGCCGTAGCGCGGCACGTATGAGTCAAGACGTTCGCCAATATTTGAACGAACCAGATCGACTGTTTCGCCGGGTGCGCGATAAATTCGGGAATCTCGTATTGTCGAAAAATGCGAAGGCGTATCATCCCGGGCAAGGGGTTTACCGGTCGTCGTACCAGAACGCAATTAGAATGACCCGCACGGTCATAAATACGGCATACAGGGAATCCGATTACATCCGGTGGCAGCAGTTTGATTTTGTCGTAGGCATCGATATTAAAACATCCAAATCACATGCCACATGGTTGGCAAAATACTGGTATCCGCGCTTTAAAAAAGGACGTGCGCCTTTGGAGATTTGCGACCGGATGGAAGGAAGGTATCCGAAAACATTTAAGTTCATCGGATGGCATCCGAATTGCCGTTGTTATGCCGTACCCATCCTTGCTAACGAAGGGACAAATAAAGATTGGTGGGAGAAGCCCGAAAACGAGGTCAAAGATATGCCATCAGGTTACAATGATTGGCTTAATGAAAATGAGGATCGTATTCTTGATGCGGCAAAACGGGGTAAACTTCCGTATTGGATAAAAGAGAACAAAAAATATGTGAATATTTTACAAAAACAGGGAGGCTAAATTCCTCCCTGTCATTATTCAATTCGCATTATCTGCGGGTAGCCTCAATAGTCTTATCAATTCGTCGATCAGCAATAGAAATTGCTCCCTGAACTGTTGATCTTCCGACAGCCTTTTAAGCACGTCGGTAACTGTGAAATCATACTCTCCCACCCTGTATCCCTCCTAATAGTTCGTGAATGAACTTTCGCCCAGCCTCAGTCCACACTGTCTGAATGGATGTCCCGGTAGATCCGTCCATGCGGGTAAAAGCATACGTATGCGTCTTGGTGAATCCCCGGTTCTGGTACTTGTGATACAACAACCACTGACCGCCCTGTCGGTATTGCACGCCTTTCGATTGCAATATACTATTTAAAGTCTTCGCGGACATGCCGAACTCCTTCGCAATATTATTAGTGTTGTACGTGCTTTCACTCATCAGGACGGTATCGTAATACTGAACTTTAGGAGCCGCCATTTCAAGTTGTTGTCTATGTAGTTCGTTCTGCTCGGCCAAGCGTTGACGCTCGGCCCGCTCTTGTTTCAACGCCGTAAGCAGCTTGATCGCATTATCCGGATCGTCAATGATAGTCTCTATGGTCGGCTGTGTGGCTGTGATGCCGTACTTCAGCAGTTCTTTGAGCCTGTCAAGACACCAAAGACGAAAATCTACACTTAACCATTGTGCAAAATCAAGAGCTACGTCTTCGTGGAGCCAGGTGCCACCACCGTTTACAGAACTGCCTTGTTGAGAAGTAACTAATTGATTTTCTGAAATGTGAGATTTTCTCACAATTGCTTTAATTAACTCATTTGTAGATGGTAAGCGTAAATAATCAACTGGCCGTTTCCCGAACGGTTTTGCCATTTCAGTAGCCGATATATAGGTAATGCCGCCATCCATCCGGAAGGTCACCGGATTATTGTTATACTGAAATATCTGTGTGTTCATGGCTACGCGATTTTTACAAGGTTGGCAATCTTGAAACAGCGGTATTCCTCGCGTTCCGAATCATAATAGACCTGAACAGTAGGATTGGACTTGCGATCCGCGCCTTTTGTCTGAGGCATAAGATCGGCGCGCAAAGTGCCGTATGCCTCACGAATCTCACCGGATATTTTCTGGTAGTAGAACTTGACGATACCACGTCTCATTTTCATTTTGAGCTTGAAATTAAGCCAAGCGGTTTTCAGGGCTTCGGACATTGTGAAGCCATTTTTACGTACAAGCTGCCAAGCTATACGCATAATGTCTCGCAAATCAGATGTTTTCATGGCTACCCCCTTTTAACGATTCTACCAGCGTTAACGCATTCTCTGAAGTTGTAAACCGGTTGCGGGCCGGTGATGGTGCGGTCTTCGATGAGACGGGATAGGGATTCGAGAAGTAATTTTGCATGGCGAAGGGTAACTACAATCTGATCGTTGCCCTGCTGAATGTTGAAAAGGGATTCGTTGCCCTCTTTAGAAACCTTGTAGACGGTTAGTGATCCCGTCGGTCTTTCGATGACGCAGCCGCATGAAGCATAGCGGGCCGCGTAGGTTGTGTTGTTAGACATAGTGGAAGACTTTTTATGAGCAGAAAATAAAAACGGTTCTGCCTTTCCCGTTGTCTTCCACCTGATAGGTAGCTGAAGCATTAACTTTCAGCACGGGGGTACAGAACCGTATATCAATCAGCAAGCATAAAAAATGCCCGCGCAATCCGGCGAGCTTCACTCACCTATCAGTATAGAAGACATTACAAATATAAGAATGATTTTTTAATTATCAAACAAAAATTGATTTTTTTTGATAGCGATTCGTTGCCTTGCCTTAGTATAGGCGATAAGCATTTAGTTTGGTTGGTGGATAAAGAAAAGCCGGGGATTATTCCCGGCTTTTTTATTATAATATGAAGTAATTATTGTATTGTAGAATTACTCTGTTGGGTCTAATGCATGGTCAATAATATCGTGTGCTTTTTTCAAGTTTTCATCCTCTGTATCATATGAATATATTATCCGTTTCATTTGGGGGTCAAAAACATATATATACGTCGATAATAAACTGCTTCCCCCTTTGCTTTTGCATCGAAACTTGTGAGTTGCCTGCCAGCCTTGAAATTCAGGTTTGAAGGTTTTTATATTCATTGCAATTGTATCATTGCTCTCTCTCCATAGTTTTAGAGATGTCTCCATTTCTTTAATACATTTCGATGTTTCTTCTTTAGCAGTTAAAAATTTTTGACGACCATAAGCTGAGTAACTATCCTGCCACATTTGGGCTGTACTCAACGCTTCATCAACGTTTTTTTTACTTTCCTCCAACAAAGATTGTATCGCGATTATTTTTGTTGCGTGTACTCTAATTGTACTATCCATATAAATGGATGTGAAAGCGCTATCTATTTTTGTTTCTACTGGTTGATAACTATCATAGTCATAAAGTGTACTAAACATCTCTTTGTCAATTAATTTTAACGCTTTTTTTTCTTTCGAAGCGCATCCTGCCAAGCATATTGCGACTGCCAATAGTAAAATCTTCTTCATAACACAAATTTTAATAGGTTTAAGAAATTGAAATACAAATATAATATATAAAAAGATCGTTTTTAACAAAGATTTGTTGTTTAAATTCTTTGGGCACTTAACTTTCTGATTATCAGGGACACCCTGTTTTAGGGCATATCTGATAATCAATGAGTTGTGTGGTGGGTTAGCCTGGTTCTGAAAACCCACACAAATTTGCATTGCTCAATAAAAGGCATTATATTTGTACAATAAAACGTACAAAAGTGCGTACAAATGAAAAAGATTATGGATGCAATTACTATTAGCCCTTCGGAGTTTCGGAACAATCAAAAAAAATACTTTGACATGGCCGAACATACCCGCGTATTTGTGAAGCGCGGGCGTAAACTTATTGAATTAGTGGTTAGCGACGGTATCAGTCTTAATCCATCCCCT